GAAAGCTGCTTCACTGCAAACAAAAGTCTTTTGTCCAACAGGTGCTGGTGGTGGAGTCGATGCTACCTGTAAAGCAGGCGCAAAAGGCGCCTACGTACCGCCTACGACAAACGAAGCAGGACAGCTGGTACCGGGCACGGTAGGTAAGTTCGCCGGAATAAGCACAGGCAGTTGGAAGATAAGCCAAGCGTCCGCCCAAGTTCACCTCAAAAAGATAGCGACCCTTGAAAAACTCGCATCCGAAGGAAAATGGGGACAGTTCCAGAAGAAGATGTCCAAAGCAAACCCGGCGACAGCTTCATCTGCGAAACTTAAGGCACAGCTCCAAGCACAAGAAAATCTGTTGGCTCAGAAAGGAAAGAAGCTACAGAAACTGGCACCCGGTGCGAGTGCAACGGACAACAATCCGGCGGTGGCTGATGGTAAGAACTGGAAGAAGATAGGCCCATCTCTTGGTACTGAGATTGGCGGTACGTATGAAATGGGAGGGAAGAAGTATTATGTCAAGATTCCAGACGATCCAAACAGAGCTCACAACGAAGTTCTGACGTCCAAGCTCTACAAAGCTGCTGGAGCAGGCATTGCCGATCACCACCTAGTTGAGATAGATGGGAAGGTCGGAGTTGCGACTGAGTGGTTAGAGGGGTCGACTAAACCAAAATGGGACATGCAATCAGTCAAGGACAAAGCTGCAGATGATTTCGGTGTTCATGCGTGGCTCAATAATAGAGATGCGGTTGGAGCTGGCAGCGAAAATCCGATGGATAACATCAAGCAGTTGCCAAACGGAGAGCTCGTTGCGATCGATGTGGGCGGTGGACTTGATTACAAGGGCATGGGAGGTGGTGGTAAGAAACCGATGGGAGAATTCGCAAATGAGTTCAGTTCCATGCGAGACGCGAAGCAAAATCCGTCGATGCACAAGGTGTTTGGCAAAATGACGGATGAGCAGCTGATGGAGTCTGCCGAAAAGGTGACGAATATAACAGAGCAAACTGTCAAAGACATTGTCAATAAGTACCATCCAGGTAATGCTGCTGCGAAACAAGATATGGTAAAGAAACTGATTGCCCGTAAAGACGATCTCGAAGAGAAGGGGTTGTTTATGCAAGAGAAGATAGCAGATAAACATGATGGGAAGAAGGTAGCAGCAGTTCAGAAGGTTGCTGCTGTGAAAAAGAAGATCACTATCGACACCGATCAATTCCCACCACCGCCTACTCTTCTATCTACAAACGAAACACACATCGCGGCGAATAAAAATGATGTCAAATCTATCATATCAGACGGAGCGGCTGGAGATATTGCGACACTGCAATGGCGTGTAGACAACGGTTTCTACAAGTCTCCAAAAGTGAAGAACTTTGCCGAGGAGGTCATCAGCAATGTGATGCAGCAACAGAATCCGCCACCTGCTCCTACGCCTCTCAGTGGAGCTTTCCATGAGATCTCTGCAAAGGTAGAATCAGCAGCTGGTAAGGCAGGACTCGAGAAGATCGGTTATTGGGATGTACTAGCCGATATGGGCGGCATACCCGAAGGGATTCCTCAAGGATTTTCTTTTGGTGCTTCTGAAAACGCCACTCACGCTAAAGGGGAAGCTGAGTTCAATAAACTTCCGCAGACGAAGCAGAATGCAATCAGATCCTATACCGGTGGCGGATATCGCATCACCAATCCCCAATTGAGAGGCGGTTGGGATAAGGCAGCAGCTCGTGCCAAAAATGTCGCGAACGGAGTGATGACTGCTGCTAGAAAACTTCCAGAAGGGAAAAAGGTAACTCGGTTTCATAGTCTAGCGCCGCTCGCGATCCAATCTCTAACTCCTGGTAAGATCGTATCTGACAAAGGTGTGCTCAGTACGTCCACCAAACCAGAAGGAGTGTTCACCGCCAACAACGTCAAATGGAATATCACAATAGGCCCCGATGTGAAGGGGCTTGCAGTTTCAAACGTATCGAGCCACAGTAGTGAGAAAGAAATCTTGTTTCCTCCTAACCAACGCATCATGGTAAAGTCAGTCCAAAGGGTAGGGGCGAAGCATTACGTAGATGCCATCATGCTGCCTACTCTCGATAACCAATGCTGTCCGAATTGATACTATGCCTTCCGTACACGAGACAAAAGAAAATCCATTCGCTGAGTCCATGAAACTGAAAGCGGAAGGGAACTCTCTTGGTGATGACGATATTGTCAAGATGATGCTGCAGATGGAAGCAGACGATTTCATCAAGCGGATGCAAGTAGGCGAAGACAAAGGACGCGTGATTGAGGTTTGTGCAAACAAGCTCGTGAGGATTCTGTTTGGACGAGACAGACGATACACAGGTGTTCGCAAGTGGAACGAACCTAAAGGTATCACACCGTTCCTGAAGAAGTGGGTCGGGTCAAAAGAAACAAAACCAAGATTGATTGCACAGCACGCGGCGTTGAGCTTTTTCAATGAGCTGATGGACGTTATTGTTCGAGCTGGTCAGCCCAGAATGGTGATGACAGACATCAAACCCGATTTAGACGCCCTGTTCAATAGATGGACTAATCTGTTTATGGGTGTACCTCCGAATGAACCGGTAAAAGAAAATGCCAGCAACTGACGCCTCACTCGACCATTTGGAAAACTCGACACAAGATGACGTGTCACTTGCTGCTGCTCTTCAGGAGCGGTTTTTGACAGTATGTGAAAGGTTTCAACGCAAGTGGGGAATGGACATTGAGTTCCCAAAGGAGATAACGCAAGCTATCTTCGCTTGGAGGACTTGCGTTGCCCGTTATCGCAAGAAAGACTTCCGACACAAGGCGAGTGAGAAGAAGTACGTTCGCATCCTTGCACAATGGACGGTAGACGAGAACTGCAAGTTGTGTGGTACACCTATTAAGAAGATTGAATTTGGCGATTGACTACTCACTAGATCAGCAGTACTCGTATCTTGCCCGAGTGTCCATTTCGCTCACCAAAGTGCAGCATGAGGCATTGGTGGAGATTTTGCGGAAGAAGATCGGCAAGGACTTCCCTCTGCTGTTTCTAGACTGTGCTCACTTCCGTTTGATTCAAATTAGAGGCGAAGAGCAAAAAGAGTTGGCAGGTCCCAGTTGGATCAAACCACCACCTCCAAAGGGCATATTCCTTGAGGTATCAAAGATAGGCATTCACAAGGATGATGAGATGTGCATTGAATGCACACAGGCTGTCCCCAAAATCGTTTTATCAAATTTGAAGGCGTGGAGTGGATGTGGAGTGAGGTGGCAACAACTTCCATCAATTTCCCTCTGACACGTATTGCAGAGAAGAAGAAGTCCCTTACAATCCGATTGATTCCAAAACCATTGGAGAATGAATTATGCGTGGCGTCGATTTTTATCTTGGACCCGCTTTCAACCTTGCGTCAAGAGCGTTGACAATCACTCGTATGCCCAAAGCGGGCGACGATACGATGCCGTCTGCATTTTCGACTCAGTCGTTGGGATCGACGGTCGAGACAGTGACAGTCAATCTTACCAACGACGTGATTTGGCAAGCGACACTCGTCGACACATTGGACTCCGGAGAAGTTGGATCTACGCAGGTGTTGAATTTTCACACCGGCGAACTTCAGTTTCCTGGTCCTGCTGCAACGCCCGGAGGATTTCGTGTCCTCTCTATGGAAGACTTATCTTCCAGCTCATCGAGTTCTAGCAGTAGCTCATCAAGTCAGAGCTCAAGCAGCAGCAGCTCACAGAGCAGCTCTTCATCCTCTACTAGCTGATAAGAACTATGTCAGTACTCTCGCACGAAAGAGTGACGGCGACCAGTTCCGTACTCACGGAATCAGCCATCACTTTTGCAGTTGGTACTAACTTTGTTGAGATAATCAACGGAGCTACCAATACTTTCTGGGCATCGTTCGATGGAACGGGTGTGCCAAGTGTGAGCCTTGGCATCCTGTTCAGTGCCAACGCCACGAGGACGGTACCTGTTGAAGATGCGAAGAACATCAAGTTCATCAGAGCAACTGGCACGGACGCCGATTTTGAAGTTATATGCCACGGCGGACGGGGAGTCTAATGCCAACGTCAACTGATCCAAATAGCTCGCTTCTAATTGACGTGAAGTCCAGAAATGAGCCTGGTGGTGAATTCAACTATGGCATCACCACTGCCGATAGGTACGTGAAGACCTTGCAGCAGTGCGTAGGTTCCGATCTGTGCTATCGCTATGCTGCGAAAGGGAACGTCAGTTTCAATGACGCTCTCAAAAAGGCAGAGTCAACGCTTACCTACTCCCAGCCTGATATGCAGGTTCAGGAGATTTACATGGACTTCAAATCCCGTGTAGATAAAGGGGAGATGGAGCTTCCAAAGAACACGTTGATGGTTTTCAAGAATGTTCTCACGTCACCCAAAAAAGACAGGGACGGCGATATCCTTCGTACGCAAGGAGCAAAGCTAGACCCTAAGATGCTGCTGCTGTGGCAACACGTCCACACCCTGCCGATTGGAAAAGTGGTCGGCACTGCGTCGCACACATCCAAATCCCTGGAAGTGTACACCGCAATCGTTGACTTGAATGAACTTGCCAACGACGCTGCTACGATGGTCGACAATGACATGGGTCGATTTAGCCATGGCTTCCGTGCTCTGGAATATGAAGCATTGGCAGGCAAAAGTGGGAAAACGACAGGCAAGGATGGATTTGATGTCAAGTCTTTTGAGGTGATGGAAGAAAGCCTTGTGTCCGTTCCAGCCAATACCGATGCAGGTGTCCAAGAAATCATGCTGGACCTGATCGAGAGCGATAAGCTGACTTCAAGCATGATGAAGGGATACGGAAAACGACTCCGCGAAAACAACACCACCACAGTGTCCGCGGGTGGATTGGATCTCACAATCACTGTTAAGAAGGCAGATGCAGATGATGAATCAAAGTCACTCGCCAAAAAGGATTGCGGATGCGGAGGAGACCCCGCAAAAGCCGGACAAGACGGATGCGACTGTGCACCAGCGAAAACAGATGACGATCCCATCTCAGCCCCAGCAGGAGCGGATGACTCCAAAGAATCGAAAGTAAACTGTCCGGACTGCGGCGCCGCAATAGATGATGGCAAGTGCGACGATTGCGGTTACCAGAAGGACATTGATGCAGAATTGGAAACTAAATCGCACATCGCCGGCAGTTGGGAAGAATACAAGTTGCAGCTAGAGCGAGGACTGAACAAGTTTCTAGAAAACGCCGGAGTGGTTGAGCCTTACGAAGAAGGCAAAGGAATGATGTCCGGCTATTCGTACATCATCGCAACGAAGGCAGATTATGCGATTGTCATGTGCTCCAAAGATGGTGGAGAGTACCACTACAAAATCAAATGGACGATGACAGACGGTGAGGCGAAGTGGGCAGGTGCTCCGGAAGAAGTGCAGCTCAAACTCACGGTGCAGGATAAGGTCTTCCACGAGACATTGAAAGAAGTTGCTTTTGGAATCAAGGGCACGATTGATTCAATCGTCGACGAACCTGCTGAAGAAGATTACACTGTGTCTGACGCATTGGAATTCATTCTTACTGAAGGCGATGCAGATGATTTCGCGAAGCTGACACAGGTCGTCAATACGATCGCCTCTGTGTCCGCTATCAAGTCGGAAACTCTCGCAGTCAATGAATTCGTCAAGGGGCTGTAATGTCCACAGAGGCAGACAAGTGCGGAGGCCCAGGTGGTACACCAGGTCCCTGCCCAGGCCCGCGGAAGCCTTCAGGTAGTGGAGGCAAAAAGCCGCCACGCAAACCAGGTAAGAAGCCTCCTGCCAAGCCTCGTAAGCCCCCAAAGAAGCCCGCTGCAGGTGATGCTGAAAAGCCGGTTAAGAAACCGCCCAAGAAAAAGCCGCCTAAGAAACCTGCTGGCAAAATCAAGCCCCCAAAGACCTTTGCTCAACTCGCCAAACTCGAAAAGAGGAAGGCAGAGCTTGATCTTGAGATCGCTGAATTCGATAAACAGATCAAGTCAAGTAAAGGTAGAATCGCAGCATTGAAGAAGGCTCAGAAGGAAGGCTTCAAACCTACCTCAAAGGATCCATGGATAAACGAGCAGCAGGCGATTGAGCATCTTGAGCCAAAGCTCGCAAAGAGGGTCGCAACCAAAGCCAAGCAGGCGAAGATCAAATCCAAGTCTCCAAACGAAAGGATCCATCAACAAGAGACAATCAATCACTTGTATGAAAAAGGATTGGTCAGTCGTAAAGAGAAGACATCCGTTCAAATCAAGTTGTCACGAGCATTAGAAATTGGAGGAGCGGCATTGCCTCCTGCCGTGAGAAGGAAGGCATTGAACATTCTCAAGAAGGAGAAGATATCAGCTCTTTGGGAAGATGCGAGAGGCTCCGCAGCAGCGGCGTTGAAGTTCTCTGCCACCAAATTCCCAGAAGCTCCGAAATCTAAGTTGATATCCTCCTCCAAGAAAATTATAAGCAAGCTCTACTCAGCCGAGGCATTCCTGTCTCGATACTTGTAAGTGATACACCATAGTGAGCGAAGCGGTCGCGAACGTGGTTTTCTGTTTTGCTGATCAAAGGAGATTCAAATGAATCTGACAGCAAAGATTAAGACTTGGCTCATTGAAAATTCAGACGTGTCGAAAGACGCATCTGATGATGAGTTCAAGTCAGCGGCCGCCGCTGCGATTGTAAGCGGTGACCTGAGCCTTGACGAGTTCAAGGCAATGTCCGTAGATGAAGAAGACGAAGCTGCAAGTGATTTCAAATCAATCATTGCAGGTTTGAAAACTTCGTTGGACGCGAACACGGCAGCCAAAGCTGCTGCTCCTGCAAAGGTTGTAGAACCAGCAGGCGAGAAGAAGGTCGTCATCGACGAGCCAGAAGTGAAGGAAGTTCACGTTCCTTCTCGTATGGAAAAGATGCTGACTTCGATTGGTCTCCAGAATCTCAATTCCTTTGACGAAGACGAAGGCGAAAAAGCCCTCAATGTCCGCGTCAAAGAGGCTGCTGAGCATTACGACACTACCAAGTCGGCTGCACAGTATCCGATGGAGAACAACAGGGGCAAGAAGCACCCGTTGGCAGGTCAGCCAATGCGGGACTTCGATACGGGTCGTCCGATGGACGATGCGTCAGAACGCGACAAAGCTGTCGCTGGTGCTTGGGCGAAGTATCTTTGTCACTCAAAGATCATCAAGTCCAAGTCACTTGCTCTTCAACAGCTCCCTCAGCATGACAGGGAATTGGTTCTCTATGCGTTAGAGAACGAAAAGTGGGGCGGTGCTTCTGATGGCGGTGACTATGCCGACATCAAGGATCGCAAGTTGAATCCTTCAGAGCAAAAGGCTTTGATCGACGATGCCACTTCAGGCGGATTGGAAGCTGCTCCGATTGTCTTTGACGATCAGATCATCCAGACGCCCCTGCTGCACGGAGAGTTGTATCCGCTTGTCCAAGTCAAGCCACTTGATCGAGGACGACGGGTCGAAGGCGTTGCGACAGGTACTGTGACGTCGAGCTGGGGTGGAGTCGACGACTCTGCTATCTCGCTCTTCTCCACAACCTCCTACGTGTCAGCATTTGACACGACCATTTTCCGCTGGGAAGGTGCTATTCGAATTGGCTTGGACTTCTTGTCCGATACGCCAATCGATTTTGGTTCCCATGTCTCCGCTCAGTACGGCGAACGTCTTCTTGAAGACCTCGACGATGTGATCGCAGCTGGTAACGGCACAACGCAGCCGGAAGGCATTGTCAACAAGTCAGGCGCTTCTGCTGTCACATTCAGTTCGACCACATCGCTTGGCAATTACGAATCACTTCGTTTTGCTGTGCCGAAAAATGAGCACCGTAGCAACGTGAAATCGTCTGCTGTGTTCCTTGGAACAGAAACGAGCTATATGAGAGCTCGTGCTATTCCAGTTGGTGCTAGTGATGCACGTCGTCTGGGTGGTATGTCTTACGACAGCTACTCGTGGATGGAACGAGACTTCAAAATCAATGAGTCTCTGACCAACCGCCAAATCATGTACGCGATTATGGCACGCTATCGTATGTACCGACGTCGAGGCCTCACAATGAGGACCTCTACTGAAGGCGATACGCTCATTAGAAATAATGAGATGCTGATGGTCGCGATGGCCCGCTACGGTGGCCAGATGGAACGTGGTGCAGTCATTGGGCGGACAACCGACGCCCTTGTCTGATCGCTGTGTTGAGTTTTGACAGCCTGCATCTGCATCTTGTGGGTGCAGGCTGTTTTCTTTATGTGGGGTTTTCCCAAAAACACTGAAAGAAGAAATCATGTCTACAGCAGAAGTTGAAACAACAGAAGGCGATTTGGTAGTACCCAAGTTCGCTGTCCAAGTAGATCATCCTCGTAATGATGACTTGGTTGTGCAGTGCATCCCTGGATGTCGTTTGCGTTCGACAATCCGAGGCGGCAAA